CGTTCTGTACGGAGATGGCTTGAGTAGCGGAATTACTTGCTGATCCAGTGGCTGATTCTACTTTTGTTACAGCCATCAGGATTCCGTATATTCTACCTTGATATAGACCTCGCCAGGTTCATCCATATCTTCAATTACAAACTGGACGACATCTCCAGCCGGGACCAGAAGACCTTCCCCTGCGAAAGCCACGACATCGAAGACCGTAGATCTGGTATCGGTCATGTCTGGCGGGCTTGTAGGATCATAGTCATATAATGCTGTCGTCACGGTTCCGCTCTCGAACTTCCGGACGGTGTGGGTGCCCTTGGCATCTCTTGGATCAGTTGTCACATAAGGATGGCCGGTGGTTCCGTCAGCCTTCAGAAGTGAAGAATTCGTTCCCCATTTGTGGGCTAGGTATCCTTCGATTTCCTGACGCTGAGTCTCTCCCATGACATCTATAGATTCCCCGTAAACCAGGATCTCTCTGACCCAGAAAGTTGCTGATCCAGCAGTGCCGCTTGTAGTCTCTGACTTGTTCAGGAAGTCGAAGTCGAAAGACCTTGTGAATGTCGAGGTTTCGTTCAGCACCTCTTCGCCGTTCATGTAGTCCCACACTTCTTTGCTCGCACTGTGCGATAGCATTCTCACGCAATTATTGGCCATTAGGCTGCCCGACCACAGTTCTTCGTTCCCATTTTGGTCGATGACCGCACATTTATCGTTGTCGATCCCCCAGATGGATGAGAAATCCCCACCTGTTGAAGTGCCTCCAAACAAGTGGCCTTCGTCGTTCGAGTTCTGCGTCACTGTTTCCAAGGCTACAAATATCGTCCATTGCTCCGTTGCCCCGAAATTGAAGTCAGCCGATGGCAAATCAAGGAACTCGCCCGGTGCGATTACAATGGCAGGACCGCCAGCCGCACCGCCCCGGGGTATCCTGTAATAAGATGGACGGTCAGCCGCCGTCGCTTGGCTTACCGAATTGGCGGGCTTGTACCACGACTTCCAAGTCGTGACATCGCTGCCCGTAGAGACATTGCCGAATGTCTCGTTCTTGTCCGCAAGAAGTGCGAAGGTGAGGGTATCGCCGAAGACATCTGTCTTCAACTGGTCGAGCGTCATGTTCAACTTCAGCGTCGAGTTCAACTCTTTTTTGATGTAGACATTGTTGATCTTGTGAGCATAGGACAACGCATAGGAAGCAGTGCCCGGATAGCCGTTGGTCGGTTTCGCCGATCTCGTATTAAAGGATAGCGTTCGGAAAGTCATATCGTACTACCTTTTCGACAAAGTAACGGTCCCCGGACAGAAGCCCACCAAAGTCCGAGGACCGTTGAAGAAGGTCGATGCTAAGGTAGCATTTCTATGCGAAGGTCCATTCGAATTGGACCGCCAGAGTGTCGTTCGTTCCCTTGTTGATCGCCGTGAAAGTGATGCGGCTGATCGCATCTCCCGCCGCCGCCGCCGAAACCATGACTGCTTCGGTGATCGCTTGACTGTTCACCGCAGCGGTTCCGAATGTCGTTTTCCATGTCACGACGGATCCAGACCTCGATGGATAGGTTCCGTCGAAAGCAAGGAACGGAGTCGTCCCGGTACAAACCGTTTCGATATCGGTGTTGCCGACTGCCGGACCCGTCACTCCCGTTCCGACTGTGATCCCAGTCGGGTTCTTCGGGACGGTGGTCGAAACATCCGTCAACTGCATCGTCATTCTTTCCGCAACGGTCGCCGTACCATTGGTCAGAACCAAGTTCGGCTGATTACGGATCTCGACAAGATTCGCCGGACGAACCCACAGTCCGAGATATTGAACGAACCCTGCTTCGATGTTTTCGGCTTGGTAACGGAAGCCCTGTCCGATCTCCTTGAAGATCGAAGCGGCTGCGACTGTTCCCATGTCCAACAGAGCGGACAGCGTGTGCGTCGATCCGTTGTCAGCGGTGAACAGCCGATCTTCGCCTTCGTACATTTCGACGGTCGCTCGACCTCTGATCCCGAGGCTGTCCCGTGATGGCCCCTTACCGAAACTCACGCTGCTGTTTTCCGAAGTCCCTAATGCGTCACTCATTTTTTTGTTTCCTCTTCTTTTAGAATTTGAACGGTCCTGTCCAAAGCCTTACGAGCCATTTCAAGGATTCCGGAGACATCTCCAGTGTCCGAGAGTTTATTCAGTTTGTCAACTTCGTTTTTGAATTCAGGAGGAAGTGCTGATGCCACTTTATCCATTTGCCCGCTTGCCATTGCTCTGAGTAATGCTTCTCCATCCACTTGCGACTCTCTTTCATGTTGGATTTCAACAATGTGGGATTCTCTATTAACATTCTTAGATTCGGGTACAGTTCTTTTTCTAATGATTGAATCACAGGGAACGAAATATCTTTTTCAAATAAACGCTTTATCGCAAATTGCGTGTCTGCATCTATCCAAACCAAAACCGAAGCACCGCATGACAAACCTTCTAGTGTTGTCGAATGATATGATCCAGTTGAACACTCGTCTATGACGATATGTGCTTTACGGCGAGCAGCCATCACTGTCTCATGTGGAGCATTCTCTAAAAGGTAAATGTTCACCTTATTCTTCAAGTCTAAGTCATTCAGGATCTGCCTGAATACAAGCATCACTTCCTTATAAGATTTATTAGCCCATCCTTCGTCTACTCTAGAAGTAGGAGAATAAACTATATTAATAATCTCATCTGATTTGATCCCTGGCTTGTATAGTGGATTGTCTATCGGTATGGCATTAGGTAAGACATCTAGGTGTTCTGCGAATCTTGCCTGATATTGTGCTACTACCGTTGAGTTGTGCTTCTCCGGAGACTGCTCTACCCAACGAAAAGGTTCTGTAGAATAGTGCCTTGTATATGGCCTACCCCTAGCATGTTCCTTACCCATATAGGAAGACAAGATTACCACATCTGCTTCTTCGTAGATTTCGTCTATTTCAGAAGGACTTCCGCTTATACCCGGAGGGTACATTCTTTTACCGTATGCTCTTTCGTCATATATTATCGGTTTAGCCCAACCGCCATCTTCTTCTAAGAAGCGATTGCAAACCTTCATGGTCCTCCACGGCATACCCGCTAAAGGAGTTGCTGAAACGAATAGCATTTTCATAGTGTTAGTATAAACAAATGGGGGCAGGTTCGCAATATATGGGCCAACCCGCCCCCGAACGAAAGAAAGGTCTTATTTAGTTCTAAATGCAGAACTGGACCGTAGTATCAGTCCGTGATTGTTCTATTACCTTATACCCAGAACGGTTCAATCTCAAGATAGTGGCTGCTATTTCTTTAGTTTTACTTAAAGTGTTGCTTTCAAACTTAATCCGTTCAGGAAGCACCTCTCCGTAATCAAGAATGGATTTGATCACTCTACAATCGTGTCCTTCTGTGTCTATCTTGCAATATGTCACTTCTGAAAATCCGTACAAAGCGACGATATCCGAATATTTAAGGATGCAAACAGGCTCTTCAACGAAGAACTTATCAGGGTCATAACCCAAAGTGAGTAACGACTGTACTACGGTTGGATGTGGTGTGTGTAAACAGTTGCAACCCCTGTAATCTTTGAATAGCCCCAACTCTTTTATTGTATCTGGTGGGATATAATAGATCTTACCCTTTCCTCTTTTATCCGAAATGGCAGCATTTAGTTTCTTAACACCGGGCTTGTCTGGCAACCGGTTGTAGTAGTACTTAACCGGTTCTATTGACACGCCAACACTATCAGGACCGGCAAGTTCGATTAGAGTGTCGAAATCGCTAGTCCCTATTTCGAGGAAATCGAGTCTTTTCATATGCTTATGAAATCTCCGGTCTCTAATCCAGTTTTGACCCTAATTCCGAACTTCCGAACTTCCCTCAAGACCGTTCCGATACCTGGGTATTCTTTAGTCCTTCTTGCTTCTCCACCTTTTACTCCGAATGGGACGAACCGATCAAAACTCGGAGGAGTCCTATCATCTAATCGGAATACTTCTTCGACATGATCTTTGTCCCATTTATATCCGACTGCATCATTTGTCCTTGTAGCCGGTGTCAAAGTGACCTCCCAGGGAATCAAAATCCAATCGCCCTGTTCTTCGCATCTTCCGAAGCAAATATCCAATCTCCTCTTAAACTCCCTGACTTTCTTCAACTTTAAGTACAATTCTTCCTTTCTCACCTTTAATAGCGTCGCACAGGAACCGTCTTCCTGCCTGCATGAGAATACATTCAGCCTACTCATGAAGTAAACTCCTTAACGGTTCCTTTTCTTTTCCGGTTTTCTTGTTCCGTTTTATTGACCAAAGGAAGCGGTTGCACGACCGTCAGCGATAATGTACTCAACATCTCCAACTTCCCTGACTTTTCGACGCAAAGAGATTTGAATCCGTCTTCCGAAATCCACAATACAAGGACTTCGTCTCCGCCTTTTTTCGTAGCACTAAATATCCCCATCATATCGTCTCTCCTTTGGGAAGCATTCTAGGGTAGATCTTTCGCTTCTGTTCACTATCTTCATGCGTCTCCATCGGTAACACTCCTTCTCAATCAACTTTTTCAAAGAATTCCATTCGACATATGAATATAACCCATTAGGCAACATAGTCCCTGATTTGTTCTCCACTTTACCCATATTGTAGGCGTGTGTCTTGTGAGACGGGGAGCATAAGTCCAGCCCGTAAATATCCATTGAGGAAATACCGAGTAAATGGGCCATTTCAAAAGCAACTATTACTGAGTTACTACTGCTCCCGAATGGCTCTATATGGTCGTGTACGACGATCCCTTTCGTCTTTGAAATCTCAGAACGACCACTCCTACCAGATCTGTAATCTATTGGCGGGTTATCGTCCAATCTATGTAAGACTTCCTCGCTTATCACCATTGTCGTTTTCGGCCTATGCTCGAACCACAGGAATAGATCATCTAATTTGTACGGATCCATTAGGATGGAATAGTCGGAATGCATCTTTGTGAGCATAGAGTTGACCGTTATCACAACAGAATTGTCGAAGCGTTGTGCATTTAAGAACTCTGTAGAAATACCAGGACAAACCATAACTGCGTGTCTGTCCAACTCCGATTCTATTAATCCGTCAACGCCAACGATACAAGATGAGAGTTCCTTCATGGTCACGCCCCTTTTCGTTGAAGCAACTACAAAGTTCTTCGACAACCAATTCCAGCAAAGGCTTCCGCTGCGTTCCCTTCCTATAAGGGTTTTCTGAGGAAATATCTAATACGGCACAGCGGTGTGCTTGCTTACATTTAGGCATTTCTATTTTACCCAAATATAGCCTACAGGAACTCGTGAAATACTTATCATTCGACCTGCTATAAGTGATCGGGAGTTCTATAAAGAAGTATTCTCCGATAAGGGTTGGGTATTTGCAGTTCGCTAATACCGTCTTGTTAGAGATCCATTTCCAACCGGTACCAAGCAATAGTTCTTGTTGCGTTTTCGGGTAGATCGCCCTTTTTTTGTTAACCCCTTTTATGAAAACGCACGGCCAAATCTTCTCTTCTATAAGGTTCGGTACTTTCGTGCGTTCCCCTACGAGATCTAAAGTAGAATGCTTCCTTGCTAATCTTGAACCGCAACCCCTCTTCTTAGGTAGCCCATCCGCCCTATCCGCCATCATGCCATTTTTTGAATGACTTTTTAATGAAGCAATCTAATGGAGAATAAAGACAGCCTTGATATATAGGCAGGTCTAACCCCAATTCTTTGAGTTCACATTTAAGGGTCGTTAGATCCTTTATCATATGCAACTGCATTCGTGTAATCCTCGTAGAAGAATCCATTTGAATCAACTTGGATAAAGGAAGATCAGGCGGCATCCTGCTTGGATTTTTGTCACTGTAATATCCAGTAGTTGTTTTGAAGCAAAGATCTACGCCACCCAACCAAATACTTTCCACACCTAGCATCACTGCTAAACCAATCGCTGGTGCGGCTGTTGTTTTGTGCATAAAGAACTCACCGTTAAGGCACTTCTTACTGTCAAGTTTAGGGATCCACACGGCGATAGGTTCTTTAGCATTTCTAATCCTGACCGCAGAACCGTCATAAGCCTCAGCACAATCGAATTTCATTACGATTTGTGTTTCAGGGGCGGGGGAATAGCCATGCTTCAGGATTCGTTCTAGGAAAGGAAGGTCTGAGAAGATCCAGTAATCGGGAACATGGCGTTCTAGATTACGGTGACCTTCTTCGTTTATCGCTATCGTTACTATGTCCGGGTCATTTAACGCCTCATAGTTGAACTTATACATACTCGGGCCAGAAGCCAGGATCACGCACTTCTTGCCGACACATTCATTCTTGAACTTATCTACAGTTAGAAAAATACCGGAAAGAGCGGATCTTGTGCCGCTCTTTCCGGTATTGAATCTTGATCTATTCACCAGTGTTTAAGTTCCGGCATCAATCAAGCGAACGACCATGCTGTTCTTGAGCATCTTGTACCCATACAGGAGGTCAACGGAAACAAGCCAACGACTGTAAGTATGTTGGTAAGACATCATTACTCTGAGTCCCACGCCGTCTTTCGTGACGGAAGCAGAACGGACTCCGAATTCACCGCCGACAGATTCAAGTGGACGAGAAACAAAAGTGAGGGCGTTCCTGTGGAATGCTACTGACTGAAATGAATCAACAGTAGTCGTCGCCGCTCCAACAGTATCTTCGGGAACATTTTGGTCAACATACAAGTTGAGTCCGAAGATGGTATTGATGTATCCGGTACGAATCGCCGGTGGATTGACTCCAGAAGTATTCGCCGTGATCACTTCGTTGATCTGTAATGCTTCGTGGTAATGGTCCGGACTCATCACGCAACTGAGTCGTGAAACTCCACCGGTTGCTGCTGTCGGTACTTTGTTGTCCATGAAGGTTTTTTGGACAGTAGCAAAGTCCTTGAGAGAAACTCCCGCCGCTACAGCCTTGTCTACCGTAGTAGTTCCTGAACCAAGCCCGTCAGTAGCATTCAACAGATCGGAGTCAATCTTTTCCGCCATTGGGATTACTGCCGGTTCCATGAATTCTTCGACAAGATTTTTGATCGAAGTGTCTTGGTCCCTGCTGGTGATTCCGAAAGCAACATGTTGATGCTTGTTCAAGGTGACTGTGAGGTTTTCAGCAGTCGCCGACTGAATCGTCATCGCAGCATTGTTGGCTAGAGAATTCGTAGCAAACATTTGCGGGTCTCGGGTATGAATTACATCGCCTACTTGTGCGACTTCATTTTCAAAATCCCGGTGAACTAGATTTGCTACCACATTAGAGGCTTGTAAAAGCATGAGCGATTCTCTCGCCCAGATCTCTGGGGGGTATACCATATCGACAGAAGATGCTGCCATTTGTTATTGCTTTCTTGTTTTGTTTTTCTCCAGGTCTGAAATAATCGCTTCACGATTCGATTCATATTCCTCCCAAGACATTCCGCCTTGTTTTGGATCACGAAGAGATTCGATTGAGAATTTAGACTTGGATGTAACTGATCCGCCCCCGCCTGCCCCGCTGCCTGATTTGGCCGCATTAGAGAATAGGTGAGGATTTTCTTCCTTAAAAGTTTCTATATAATCTGCAACAGGCACGATGTCATCGCCGTGATCGGTTTTCACAGAAACGACATCTCCAAGTTCATCATCTTCTTTCACTAAGTCATTGAAAATCTTAAAGCATTGCTCCGGTTTGACGGCCCCTGCTGTAGACAGAAGCCCTTCTGTTTTATGCTTCCTTCTTTCCAATCTCATAGTTTCTCGTTCTGATACAGATTCTTGTTGAAGACGATTGTTGTCTTCCTGCATCTTTCCGAGTTTCTTATGGAGTTTGGAAAGTTCTGCTCGAACTCCGGATGGAAGACCAGTGTCTTCTCTCAATACTCCTTGAGTTGGTTCATCTTCGAGAAGTTCTTGCTCTGCTCCAGACAGAACAGTATTCCTCTCGTCTAACAAATCCGTAACTCCTTGAGTTGAAAGAAAGCCCATGCTATTCATTTTCTTCTCAATCTGGTTAAGCATTTTCTTTTCTCTTGCAGCCATTACCTGATTCATTTTTGTTTCTGAAATCATTGGTGACGGATCTTTCTCAACCGATTCAGTGTCATCATTTTCACGACAAGTGATTGGTGCGTCGAACTCAACTTTGATTGCTGTCATTTCGAAACCTTAACTATGCGGAACCGCCGCAAACCGGAAACCTATGACAATATACCTCACGCATAGGAAGTGAGGAGCCGGTAAACCGGAAAGACAAGTATACTATAAACAAATTCCATCGGCTTTGCAAAAAAAACTATTCATCTTTATCTTTAGTTTCTTTGATCGCATCTTCATGAGATTCCTGTTCCCTGGTCGCCTGTAAGAAGTCGTCATTAGAAACTTCCTCGTCGAAACTCTCAGACCCGGATTGACCCATCATGGAGATGATTTCGTTCTTCTCTACTTCCTGTAGGATCAAGGACCGTTTCTCTGAGGAGATGTCACCTAAAGCAGAGTCGATTATCTTAACCTGCATTTCTTTATCGTATGTCTCAGAGTTGATTAAGTCTCTCGTCGCCAGCCATTGCTCAATCAGCCCTTCTGTCCCTGCTGAAGTAAATACTTGCGGGTACGATATCCTTCCTTTAACTAATCGTTCTTGTGGCGGTATCTCCCGTTGAGGAGTATCCCATCGCTCTGCGATTTCAAATAGTCTTTGTTCGGCCCTGGCTAAAGATTTAGCAGCCCTCCTAAGGTGCCTTTCTTCACTAATCGAAAAACTAATCGCCCTTGACCTGCCACTTGCTGAAGCAGCCTGTGGGTCTTGAGTGCCACTTAAAGGGTCGATCCCTGAAATCCTTTTTAGCCCCTCTACGGCTTCCATTTTATTAGTACGCAACTGATCTGTATTCGCTTTTGGGAACTCCAGATATTCAGCATTTTCATTAAACTCTGGGTTTCTACGAATAACTGCTCCCGGTCCGACCGTCAGTCGTGTCGCTTCATCATTAGCCCTAAAATCAATCAATGTGGGGTGAGCATGAAGCCAGGAAGCGTATTGTAAATCTGAATCTGCTATGAAATTGCTGATGTCATGGTGGTAGGCGTATCTCATTGGCGAATAGAATGCCATTTCTTTTTCTTTTTGAAGAGAGATTATCACCAATGGTACTATCCCTAAATCATGATCTCCTTCGGCTACCAACTCGGTTATTTTATTGGTATTGCTGCCGTCAGTTTCATTTCTGACTTCGTAAATTCTCCAGGAAGTCCTATCGAATTCCCTATAGATTTCCACTGCCTCTGCGTCCTCTTCCAGGTCTACAGACTGCAATTGGGTTTCATATAGTCTTACCCAATGGAACTCCCCGCATCGGTCTAGGCTCCAGTCTACGACTTGTGAGATCCGGTATGGCACGGTTACAAGGTCATAGGACTCTATCTTCCTTGTCTCGGTGGCGGGCTTGAATTTCTTGCTCGTGATTTCTGTTATATATCCATTTTCGTCTACCATTGCACGGTCCAAAAGAACCACTGAGGCACCGAAACCTAAAGTTTCGAATAACCTGTCTTCGAGGAACTGATCTAAATGGGTCGAACACCCATCTACATTATCAATGAACTCTTCCCATTTACTTGTGATCGCTTCAGGTCTTGAAGGCGGCCTTGCTGTTACCGCACCTACAATACGATGGAGAATCGGACTGAGTTCTCCTTTGAATCGAGCAAAGCGTAGTCGTCGTTCATAATCAGCCGAAGATTCCTCGTCACCCTTTTCGACATATCGTTCTGGGTTATCTTTGACATGGTCGAATAAGACATCATTAATCTCTTCCCAGGACTCAATATTTGACTTCCATATCGGATGCCGATGTTCAAGTCGTTTAAGAATGCTGTCTTTGCCCATTATTATACCTCTGTAATCCAACTCGTTGGAATTTCTGTTTTGATTGCACTGTGTGGCTCATGGAGTTGTTTTCTTCGGTATTCTACTGGATGAACTGTTTTGTTGTCCACCACTTGTAAGGTCAAGGTTAAGTCTACCCCAGTTTTGGTAAGTTTTATTTTTTCTACAAGCCACTGTTCAATTTCTCCTCCGATGTCTATTGGTAGTACATCTCCTTGACTTAACTGATTGAACATTAAGCCCTTTCTTCCGGCTTCTCTAATGCGAAGATTAAATGTTGCACTTCGTGAAGTACCCTGGCATCTGAAGTAACGACTTCAAAAAGTCCTTCGTTTATCATGTTGGCTGATTTTAACAGTGCTTCTTTCGATTTTATGCCGCCTCTGTTGAGTGTGTATACGGCTAACCACTCACGCATCAAATCTTTGTCTGAAATGTCTGTGTATCTAGCACCAAGGTACGCAATCTCACATTTGTTCAACTTACCTGATCGTTTATAGTATGCGGCAAGGGCAAGCCATTTTTGTTTATTTAGTCCGTCTACAGTCTTTAGGGATTGCAAAATGGTCACTTCTGTAGAATCTAGTCCTGCTCCGTTTAATGTCCATCCTTCTTGTATCATCCCATCCAATCTATCATTGAGTTCGAAGTCTCACCTCGTATTGCGATTCGCTTGAAGGGAAATAGTTTATCTATGAGGTAATCTGCGGTGTCGCTCATATGTCCTAATGTAGTTCCATCTTGTGCTTTTTGCTTCTTGTTTTTTGAGAGATCTTCCTCAAGACCTTGTGCCATGAGGTCACGGATGAGGTTCTTACAGCGTTTATTAACGATCCAACGGACATCCCCGTTAGCATTGCTTAGCAAAGCATTGGCGGCTTTAAGCCTGCTCGTGTGCCTCGGATTTTTACGAGGCACTCTTCTAAAGATATCTCCGTTAAATGCTGGTCTTAACCATTCTTCTATTTCATCGTAGTTGGATATCCCGACTACCGCACTAGCATCTCCGTAGATGTAGATATTCTTATAGTGCTTAAGTCCTTTAGGCCCGAACCTCCGGATGAACTCCACACAAACCTCTTTAGTATTAGATTTATTTATGGACACCTCGTCAATGGTCACTAACAGCCCTGTAGTGCCTGTTCCGTAGCATTGGTGAATGCTCATACTCATTGGTGAGATATTGAAATCCCATGCAATGTGTAGATCCATTGATTGGTCGTACACTGATTCTTCCCTTATGTTCTTGTCCCTGTCAAAATTGTAATATGCTAAACCCCTTCCAATGTCGATATGCTCCCCGTATATGTACGCCTTTGCCTGTTCTTCGGATAAGTTAGTTTTTAAACTATCAATGAACTCTTCCGGAACTCCAGGATTTTCAATTGTCGAGATTCGGATTAGTTCGTGGGTTTTTTTCCATGACTCTACCTTCTCCTCCTCTAGAGGCGGGTCGGACCATTTATGGTAAACTGCGTCCAAACCTTCAGGTGTCCCACAGACAAAGAACTGAGATAATGGCCTTCCCGACTTAGGATCAAGTCTTGCCCTTCTAAGCCTTGAAGTGAGTGATATAGTCAACTCAGGGAAATCCCTTACGGTAGTTGCTTCATCTACTCCGCACCAGGCAAGGTTCAGCCCCCGTAGCCTTGCTGGATTATCTGCCGAGCCAAAGTAGATGATCCCACCCCAAGGCATCGTGATTTGTAACTTTGATGGAGAATAAACTGAGTGATCCCATAAAGACTTTCCACCGCCGTCAGCATTTATTCCCAACTTCATCATTACATCGTCACGCAAGGTCGGTAGGAGAACTCGCTGGAACATCTGAAATGTCGGAGAAACTAACAAGCCCGAAAAGCCTTTTCCGTTGTAAAGGGATAATAAAATCGCTTTAAGGCAAAAAGGTAAAGTCTTTCCCGACCCGAATCCTCCAATTAATGCTAGATTAGGTACCCATGACTTTAGGAAGTGTTTCTGCTTCGCTGTCAGGGTGATACCGGTTAGTTGGTCTACATCTATTCGCATATCAATCCTTTCTTGCCTCGCCTCCATGCTAACGCAGCGAATGGCGAATCAAAAGGTACAGATTCCATTTTAAAGACCGGAAAACGGGATTTTCAATTCTTAGATGCCCTCCTAGGACTCGGTGAACGAATCCGTCCTCACGACAACTGCCTAGGGGTGCCGGTCGTATAGTGGTCGGAGTGGCAGATCGGCTAGATCGGCTGCATAGAGCCATTGGCCGAGGGCAGCCATTGGCCGAGGGCAGCCGATCGGCTGCATAGAGCCATTGGCCGAGGGCAGCCATTCGGCTGCATAGAGCCAATTGGCCGAGGGCAGCCGATTCCACGCTAGCCCTCACCAGGCAGTTCTAGCATAGCCGAATCGCTACTAAGCCGCCACGCTAGCCCTCACTAGGCAGTTCTAGCAGAGCCGACCGTGACTCTGCGATTCCTAGAGGGTCAGAGTACGCACAGGCTACCGTCGTGCCGTGTACTTAGAAGTCCCCTACTCATACTGGTGACCATGCTATCTACGGATTTAGATTGTTAACTCCGATACGGCTCCGTATCGGACTCAGTGAACTACTCGCCTGTAAGCACTAGTGAGTGTGCAGAGGCAGTGCGTAGCGTCAGAAGCCTGCATCATGCTAAGTATACGGCTCCGTATCGGACTCAGTGAACTACTGTGCGAAAGGTCGCTAGTGAGTGTGCAGAGGCAGTGCGTAGCGGCAGAAGTACGCATTCAGCGATCTAAGGAACATTATCCTAAGTGTACGGCTCCGTATCGGACTCAGTGAACTACTGTGCGAAAGATCGCTAGGGAGTGTGCAGAGGCAGTGCGTAGCGGCAGAAGTACGCATTCAGCGATCTAAGGAACATTATCCTAAG